GCGCTGTACGGCCAGCGGAGCGAGTCGTCCATACCTGCCTCCGTCATAGGTAGGTTCTTTCGAGTACCACAGATTCACGAGAGACACTTGGGCGGATGGGACCTATGTAACCTATACGGTAGAAAACTAGAGGTCGACGAAGAACGCCTGAGACTCCCGTACTTCGTCCAGTCGACGGCTGTCGATGTCGCCCTCACAGGGTTCTCCAGCATCCTCTCGAGGTTCGCCGAGATGGTCCCGCTCTTTGTCATCCACGATGCAATAGTCGTCGACGCGGAGAGGGACCTCCTCGATGAGCTCGCGAAGACCGGACTGGAGGTCGACGTGGCCCCTCTCGGAAAGTTCTACCTCAGCGTCAAGCTGCTTGACGAGGAGAATAGTTAGGGCATGGAAGACTTGAACTTCATAAGGATGCAGGTGCGAAGGATCCTCTCAGAGGAGGACAGGGAGAGGGGTCTGGCGGGGAGCAAATCGTGGTCCGAGGTGAAGGGGAATGTCGAACTCTCCCTGAAACAGCCCAACACGGTCATGCAGAATTTTGGCGTCGCTGACTTCAAGCCGGAGGGCAACGATGATGCCCACAGGGTGGGCACCCTTCTCCTCAAGATCAAGGCCAGCTCGATGAACTCGGATGACTTCTTCCTTGCCGTAGACCGGATCGAGGTGGAGGGAGACGCCGTGAAGGTCTATCCGGCCAGGGGCAATGTGGGCAACGAGTCAAAGAACATCATCCCGACGTCGAGGCTCGGCCACTACATCAAGGCGATCCTGGTCGCAGCAAATGGCACCGGAAAGTTGAGCTACGATGTGAAGAAGACGCCTGTCAATCACGTCACAGGGAAGTATGTTGTCATCAGGATGGGATGAACACTCTGTGCTCTCGTAATACGATTGCACATGAAAGAAAGAAACATTGAAGAGCTTTGGAAGGTCTACTCCACCCTCCTGAAGAAGACGGGGAGGGAGGGAGTCGATAGACTTCTCGAGGGTCTCGGGGAGAGGATCATCATGTGCTCGGCCTCGACTGAGAAGGTTGTCCCCGGCTGTGGACCTGGTGGCCTGGTTGAGACCAGCATCGAGGTCACCCGCCGCATGAAGAAGCTGACAGAACTTCTCGATCTGGGCAACGTCGTTGCGTCAGACGAGATCATCATCACAGGTCTCCTACACAATATCGGGATGATAGGTGACCTCGAGCGATCGTACCTCATCGACCAGAACTCGGACTGGCACAGAGAACGTGGCACGCTCTATTCCTACAATGTCGACATTCCCAAGATGCCTGTCCCCCATCGTTCCCTGTGCCTCATCCAACACTTTGGCGTGAAACTCCGCCCAGAGGAGTGGACTGCGATCTCCCTTTCTGGGGGAATGCATCGCGAGGAGAACAGGTTCTATATCGGCTCTGAGCCCCCGCTCGCGCTCCTCCTCAATCAGTCGCGTCAGTGGCTCGGAAAGCTGAATAAGTAGGGTATCGGGACAATGTCCTGAACATTCTCAAAAGTCTAATACAATCTCAATGTGGTCATCCACGATGAGGTGCTATAGGGGGGAGACGCCCTGTGGCACTTGAAACAACAACAAAGGAAAGAACAGTCAATGCCTATTGATTTTGAAGCACTCCGCAAGAAGCTCGGCCAACTCAACGGTCAGAACAAGAAATCAGCCATCATGTGGCGTCCCGAAGAGAATAAGGACTACACGGTCCGAGTCGTGGCGATTCCCAACAACGATGGTCAGCCGTTCGTAGATCGCTGGTACTACTACGGCATCGGTGGCGACAAGGCCGCAGCGATCCTGTCCCCTCACCAGTTCGGCAAGCGGGATCCGATCCAGGAACTCATCACCAAACTCCGTGAGGAAGGCACCGACGCAAGCCGTGAACTCTGCAAGAAGCTCTATCCCAAGATGCGAACCTATGCAGCAGTCGTGGTGCGTGGTGAAGAGGACAAGGGCGTCCGGCTCTGGTCCTTCGGCAAGATGATCTATCAGGATCTCCTCCGCCTGATGCTTGACGAGGACTACGGTGATATCACTGACGTCCAGACTGGTCGAGATATCAAGATCAGCGTGACCAAGCAGCCTGGTAAACAGTTCGCTGACACCAAGATCCAGCCTCGTGCCAATCCCTCGCCCCTCACCAAGGACCAGGCGCAGTTGAAGACCTGGCTGTCGTCGATCCCGAAGATCGATGACTACGAGGAGGTCGTGGCACCCGAGGAGATCGAACGTCGGGTGAACGCATGGCTGAATGGCGACAGCAGCGATGCAAAGAATGATTCCCTGGGGACTGTCAAGGGCAAGGCTGACACCTTGCAAGAAGATGTGGCAGAGATTCGCTCCGGCAAGCCTAGCAAGCCTTCCGGTGGAAAGAAGCCTCACGATGACATCGACGATGCCTTCGCCGACCTCGAAGACATGGGCTAACATTCCGGTCTGAACACACAAATGCCCCGGCTATCGGGGCATTTGCATTTTTGAACACAGGCATTCAATGTTTACTATTCTGTCAGGAGAATGACATGGCAAAGAAGAAAGTGGTCATCAGCGGAGACGGAACACAAGAGGGCGGGCAAAACGAGGACTTTACCACCGACCTCATCAACTCACTCAATCGTGAGATTGGACACAGGGTCGCCTACAACCTGTTGTCCGACCAGTCACCGACTCACGTGAAGCGTTGGGTCTCGACAGGGTCGAAGGGTCTCGACTACATCGTTTCAAACCGGCCGAACGGGGGTCTCCCGGAGGGTCGAATCGTGGAGGTGTTCGGCCCACCGTCGATCGGAAAGAGCCACTTCGCTGCCCAGGTCTGTCGATCCACCCAGAGGATGGGTGGCATTGCAGTCTACATCGACACGGAGAACGCCACCAACCCGGAGAACCTCCAGGCGCTCGGCGTCGACATCGGTCGTCGCTTTGTGTACGTCGACACCCACTGTACCGAGGAGGTGTTCGACATCGCTGAGAAGACGATCCTGAAGGCGAAGGCAATGGCCAAGGATGTTCCCATCACCATCATCTGGGACTCCCTCGCTGCTACTTCACCGAAGGCCGAGCTGGAGGGCAACTACGACCAGAACACGATCGGTCTCCAGGCACGCGTCCTCTCGAAAGGTATGCGAAAGATCACCGGCGTCATCGGTGACCAGAGCGTCCTCTTCGTGATCCTGAACCAGGTCCGCACGAAGATCGGTGTCATGTACGGTGACCCGACGACGACTCCTGGTGGGAATGCTGTCCCGTTCCACTCCTCTGTGCGCATCAAGCTCGGTGCAGGGTCCCAGATCAAGGGTCCCAAGGAAGAGGTGTTGGGGATCAACGTCACGGCGAAGACGATCAAGAATAAGGTCTCATTCCCGTTCCGTTCCATCAACTTCCGCATCATCTTCGGGAAAGGAATCGAGGAGCACGAGGAACTGTTCGATGTCCTCCGTGATCACGGGCCTGACATGGTCAATGATCACAATGTGACCATCGATGGTAACGGATCATGGAAGAAACTGGAGGTCGTCAACGAGTTAGGTGTCAAGATCGTCGAGAAGAAATTCTATAAGGCTGACTTCAAGGCCGTCATGGAAGATCCGGAATACAAGCCGTGGGTCGAAGGCCTCCTGGAGAAGGCTCTGGTCCGGACCGGAGCTTCAGCAGAGTCTGTCGACATCGACCCTGACTCCTACGAGGAGGTGAAGGCCGTGGCTGACATTCTCACCGACGGTGGCGAAATGGTATCTCCGGAGTGAACATGGAAGGGCGCGAAGAGACAGTCCTGGTGATTGACTCATACAACCTCTTCATTCGTGGCTTTGTCGCATCGCCGCTCATGGCCGAGGGCAATCACGTGGGAGGCATCGTGGGATTCCTACAGTCCCTCGGTGCCCTCATGTGGAGGCTGAGACCGACGGAGTGCGTCATTGTCTGGGAGGGAGGAGGTTCACTGCGACGCAGGTCCATCTACCCAGAGTACAAGAGCAGGCGTCGTCCCGTGAAGCTCAATAGGTTCTACGAGGGCGAGATACCTGACACTGTGGAGAACAGGAACTGGCAAGTGAGGACTCTCATCGCGTGCCTGAAATGCCTTCCCATCAGGCAGATCTACATCTCAGACTGTGAGGCCGACGATGTGATCGGGTACCTGGCGAGGTACCACTACGCAGACAAGCGTGTCAAGATCGTCTCGTCGGACCACGACTACCTCCAGCTCGTCGACGACAGGGTGACAGTCTGGTCTCCCACCCTGAAAGACGATATGGACTCGGACCACGTGAAGGAGAAGTACCTCGTTCCCCCGAGGAATCTCTGCGTGGCCCGTTGCTTCTGTGGCGACTCTTCCGACTCCCTCCCTGGAATCAAGGGACTGGGCATCAAGACTCTTGTCAAGAGATTCCCCCTCCTTACTGAGGACAGGGATGTCTCGGTCGACGAAGTCATTGAGCTGGCCAAGTCCCACCCATCCAGGTCCCGTGTGAAGGTGATACAGGAGATCGTCGACCACGCAGACATCGCACGCAGGAACTGGAAGCTCA